AGTTCTTCAGTAGACATATTTTCAACATCTTCTGATTTCCTCAGTTTTCCAAGTTCATCGCCCTGTTCGCCGATCTTTTTTGTGGCATTGAGGTGCATATCAATAATATCCTGTCGAGATTTAGCTTGATATGCTTCCGGTTCTTCTACTTCTGTTTTTTCTGATTCAGAGGACACCGATTGATTGTCCTTACCAGTTTGCTCATCTTCCGATGAGTCTGTTTCCGGTTCTTCAGTTCCTTCTTCAGTCTGGAGGTAGAGTTCTCCGTCTTTTTCAACAATCTTGCTTTCTTCAGCAGACTGCTGATCAGCCGAGTCAACCTCAGCTAAATTTTCCTGGTTTTGTTTTTCCAGGCTTTCTAATTCTTGTACTTCTGTTGTAGTTGTTTCTTCAGCCATTATTTATCCCCTTTTCTTTTTGGGGGCTCAAAAAACTTCTTAAATCCCTGGACAACTTTCTTCCAGAAGAGGTCTTCCTTGCCCCTAAAGTTTCCAACAATATTCTTTTTTTTCTTTTTGCGTTTTACCATTTTTATCCTCCCCATTTTGCTTTGTACATTCTTGAATAAGCTTTTTTAACCATACCGCCTTTATTATATTTTTTCTTCCGATCTTGCCAGCCTTTTATGTTTTTTTCTCTTTGACTTAATTCCTTATCTTTTGCTTGTCCGCCTTCAGCATAATATTTCTTCACTTTACCTCCTATGTTGAATCCAGGCACTTTAATCTTTCCAAATATTTCTTCCCTGCTCTGTCCTACATACTTCTCAAGAGCCTTCTGCTGTTTTTCATTCAGTACAACTTCCCCTGGTGTAAGCATTGCAGGAATGGTATCAGACTTAGAAGGCATTAATTCTTCTTATCTCCCTTTGAGATCTTGGCAGCTTCAAGCCTGAGTTTCTCCTCATCGTTCACCATACCTCTCCTGATCTTCTCCTGTTCGAGCAGTTCCTTCGAGTTTGCGAGCTGAGTCTGTGATTCGGTTCCCTCTTGCTGTGACTGCAGTACCTGGTCAATATATTCCAGCATTTTGTCCCTACCTTTGAGCGGAGCATTTTCTATGAGAGTTCTCACATCAACAAAGGCTGGATTGATCTGACCGATAACATTTATCATTGCCAGCATTTTCTCAAAATTCTCTTCTTTCGCTGTTACGTTGTCCTCACCTTCATCCAGTTCAACGTATAAAGAGGCATTTGTCACGTTGTTGAGTATATCTCCTGCCCAGGCAAGGTTTGCTATGACATCCATAAAAGCACCGCCTTCTGGCTTGATTTTAAGGATTCTGTCGTATTCCGAATAAACAAAGCCAAAGTTATCAACAAAATCTTTTGCAATGGCTTTTCTCAGGTTTGCCAGGGCTTTGTAATATGGATTGATGGCAGCAGCGGCTCTTTCTATCTTTTTCTGGAAGAGCACTCCCGATTCACCGGATCTGCCGGTTTCCCCTTTCATTGCTTCGCTCACAAGCGATACTCTCTGAGCGTACTGCACAGAGTTTTCGGTATTTAACATTATATCCGGCGGTATAGTTCCGGGAGAAAGTCTTTGGGGGATGATCTGCGGATTGTTCAACTCGTAGACTTGGTTGGGTTGGTTGCCTTTGGTTTTAAGGCGTTTGATAGTTTCTTTCTCCCTTTTGTCAATGAATACACCGCCGGAAATTATTTGAGTTACATAGTCTCTTACCTGTGATTTACCCTTATTCACATCGTCCTGCACATCCATAAGAAGATCAACAAGTGCAGTTGACTCACACGCCTGTGTTGTCAGGTTATAGCTGAATATTGGGAATACATCAAAATTAGCCACAGGTGATGAACTGTCTTCGTCCATAACAATAACATTGCTGAAATAAGGGATAATTGTTGTTATGTGTATTTTATCTTCATCATACTCACGGATTCTCATAAGAGAATTATTTTGTTTCTTTGCCACCCTGAAATCGCCTGGTGTCATATCAAAGTATCCTTCACCGCCATCCCAGACCTTGTACATCTTTCGATATACTCTTTCCTGCATTTCAAGGACTTTATACCTGTCGTTTTCCTTGTCGTAGTCTTTTGATGCTCCTGTGGAATATTCGCTGTCTTTAAATCTTTTAAAGAAGGTAGAGAGTTGGTTCCACCAACCTGCTTTTTCTTCGCCTTCCTTCAGGGTTGAATAGGGAATTTCATATTTTTCAGAAAGCACATCAAGAGGCTCCCAGCCTTCCTTGATCACCCAGCGACAGTTTTTCAGGTTATAATCAAATGTTTTCGTTTCAGGATCCAGATATACCCTCATACTGTCCGCAACGGCATATTCAAAGTCAAGATAGCCTTCTTTATTAACGACAAAAGATCTCTCTATCCATCCTCCCATTTTCATTATGAGAGCATCCATAAAAACCGTTTGCAGCTTCTCTTCCATATCCTGTTCATCGTTAATCGCATTCCACCTGCCCTGGATTACATCAACAGAATCAACAGAGTCAAGGGTTGTAGGGACAAATCTTGCTCTTTTTCTGTTTAGCTGTTCATTCCCCATCAGGGTTGAGATGATAGGCATAATTATATTATATTTCAGGGCTGGCTTTTTATGCTTTTCAGCATTTGTCTTGTCAAGGCTTGACCAGGAATCATTATTGACATATCTCATAGCCTTCTCAGAGTCTTCCCTTGACTGTGCAAAGGCATCCTGTGAATGTCTGTAAGCCTTCAGAATCTTATCGGCTTTCTTCATTCCTCCGCCTGCACCTCCAGAACCTCCAGATCCCTGAGTTTTGTTCCCTTCATCGTCAAGAGTCCAGGAGGTGGTACTATTCCATGTGCTTGAAAGTGCTATGCTGACATCCAGCTTCCTGCCGTAGCGGTATCCGGCTCACCGGTTAATATTTTCTCTCTCCAACCCTTTACTTCTTTTTCTGCATCAAATATACCAGGAAGGAGTTCCATACACAGATACCTCGCACTGTCATAAGCATGATCCTCAGCGGATGAATCAACATCTTCAGGATCGTTTTCAGCAGAGGGAAGGTTTGGAATTGTATCTATGCAGTAATTGCAATTATCTGTAAATCTTAATCTTGGCAAGCCACTTTCATCAACTCTCAAGGCTTCATACATCACTTTAGCTCCTGCTTTTCTGTCATTATTGCCTTTTGTGAGATAAATGCCTGCATCAGCATAAAAAAGCTGTGGCGAGTATAAAGTTCCCTTCTTTTCGCTTGTTTTAGCCCAGTACGCAGGATCTGAGATCTCATTTGTGAAATCTCTTGGTTTCAGTCCAAATTTCTTTTTTGTGTACTTGTTAACGTGCCTTACCTGTTGGCTTGCAGACATCCCTGTTTCTACTATTTCATCAAAGATAATTATGTTTTCATCACGGTCTACCGCTGCAAACAGGCATACAAAGGGAGCTTTTGTCCCATAATCGTAAGCTCTGTACAGAGTGTGTGTTTTTTCAGTAAAATGCTTGCCGTACTTGAAGTTTCCCTGCGAAAGAACATGATGAACTATGTTCCATTGGTCAAAAAACATACCTGCAAATACATCCCACCTGCCTTCAAGCCACATTGCCCTGAGCATCGGGTTTAAATTTTTAAGCTGTTTTACATATTTCTTGTCATTATTTATGAGAGTCGGGTTATCAAACACAGTCGCAGGAATAAACTGCCTTGTGATACCTTCATTGTCAACATAAGGCTTCCCTGTCTTCTGGGGCTGATACCAGATGTCATATTCTTCATTGTAAATCTTTTCTCCATCAGCAATAGGCGGACATTTCTCAACAAACCTGTGTTTCAGCCAGGTGTGTCCAACATTACCAGGATTGGAAGTAAGGCATACTTGGGGCTTTAATTCCTTGTTGTCGGTTCTTACAGAGGTTGCAATCTCAAGGATCCAGGTTTCAGGAAACTGGTTTGCCTCGTCAACGCCAACAAAGTTGTAGTTACCGCCAATATAGTTGTCTTTTGCCTTGGAGTCTTTTAAATGTACAAGATAAACCTTCGCTCCTGATGGGAATAAATAACACTTGTTTCTCTCCTGCCAGATCGCATCATAAAGCTTATACAGCTTATCGCATTCTGGTTTCAGGTTTCTTTCAAGCTGTGGGAATGTCCTTCTTATGAGAAGAGCAACATAATCGGGATAGTCAATGGAGATCTTGTCAACGACAGTCTTAACATCCTTGCCTTCTGACCTGTAAGTGCTTACATAACTGTTTCTTAGGGTCTTCCCCTCATATTCGTAATGCCATATGCGTGGTGTAAGTGCAGCTTTCCAGGCAAGGGTAAACGATTTCCCACCCCCTCTTGCTCCTCCATAAAATACCCAGTCTGCAGTCGTTTTTAAAAACTCCGTCTGCTTCCCAGTGTGAGGGCTGAAATTCGCCGTTTTAGATATATTTAACAATTAAATCATAGTATGTGGTTCAATCAATGTACATATTAAAAAAATAGTTTGTCAATCAAAAATAGTTGAATTTATTTAAGACTTTTCCTGAATTGTATTATTCAGTTCAGTTTTCCTGAACTCAACCACGTTCGGATACCTGAAGATGTCATCGTAGTTTTTCCTCACCTTTTCAAACTGAAGCACATTTCCCCATTCATCAAAATACTTTGGTACGCCCACCGGTGCAAAAGAACATTTACAGGCATACATCCTGATGTAGTGCTTACCCATACTGAGTTCCTCTGGATCGTGCAGATAGGGAATATAGCCTGTATCACAGCAATAGTAACAGATAACCTTGCCTGGATCTAAATAACCTCCCTGTGAGGTTCTTTTGTTGATAAGAGCACTGTTAAGCCTTGCCAATGGCGGAAAGGTAGTATCATTCTGGATTGAGTTTTCAATGATGGCTTCAGCATAAAAACCAGCTTTATCTACCCACTCCAGGTATATTCTTTTTTGTCCATCAGACATTCTTTTACCAAAGGCATCTGATAGCCTATTAACTATTTCATTTACTTTCATTTTATTTCCCCTTTTTCAGTTTTATTCTGTATTTTCTTCTTGCCTTTTTTAAATTATTGACTTTAAGTATTTTTCCATCCTCATCCTTATCGTCTTCAAGATCAATATGCGTGTAATGAGTTAGTTGCTCCTCATTTTTGGGCATTTTCTTCCTGTTGATAAAATCAATGAATTGCGATGCTCTCATAAGTCCTCTG